TCACTTGTGGAGCTGTATTCGAGAGAGTTCACGCAAAGAATGATGGAGGTGCGCTGATGGCTAGGCCCAGGCTAGGTAATAGGCGTTTGACTCAGACCTCATTCCGTTTGTTGCCGTTAGAGCTTGAAGCAATCAAGGTTGCGGCTGAGCGTAATTTGATGCCAACAAGTACGTGGATTCGTTTAGCGATACAAGAAAAACTGGCAAGGGAGAACAATGCTTGACGCGGGCCAGTTCCTTGCCCACAAGGCCATCGACTTTGACGGTTGGGTTGAGGCCAGAAGGGCAGGAGTGGCAGCCACACAAGTTTCGAGAGCGTCAACCCCGTCAGGGTTCCTCGAGTCGGTTCAGGACACCCTGACACCCCCGGAACCATTCGACAACCCTTACATGGCATTTGGGAGAGATCAAGAGGGGCCGATTGGGTTGTGGGTCAAAGACCGTTTTGATGTTTTCCCTAACGAGTGGCTCATCGCCAAAGAATTGACAGTCCAAGAGGGGAAACCGTTAGAGCTTGCAACCCCTGACGGTCTGTCGCTTGACCACACCGTTATCTCGGAGGTGAAGACCACCGGGAAGGATTGGAGCGACACCGTCGTCCCGATCCAGTATCGGAGACAGATTCAATGGCAGCTACACGTCACCGGGGCTGACCATTGTGTCCTCGCGTGGTTACTCCGTGCCGAGGTCGAGGGTCGTATGATCCCGGCATGGTTTGAACCAAAAGTCATGACAGTGGAAAGAGACCCGGACATGATTCAAGACCTTGTCGCAACCGCCAATCGGTTGTGGGAAGAAACACAAAACCGAAAAAACGAAAGGGAAAGATAATGGCACAATTTAACCTTGAGGATTACGAAACCGTCGAACAGCGGATTCGCAGATTTCTTGAAGACTGGCCAGACGCTCGAATCGTCACCTACGAGCTGACTGACAAGAAAGACAGAGAAAAAGGCTACTGGGTGGTGAGGGCACAAGTTTTCCTTGACCACGACGACCAACATGCGAACTGTCCAAAGGCCTCCGGCATGGCATTCGAAATTGAGGGCACAGCTGGGGCAAACAAAACAGCCAGCCTTGAGAACGCGGAAACGAGTGCCATCGGTCGAGCGTTAGCGAACGCAGGCTACTCAGGGAACAAACGGGCCTCGAGGGAAGAAATGGAAAAGGTTGCTCGTGGGCCAGTTCCGACCAAACCCGAACCCGTTGTGTCCGAAGAGTTCCTTGTCCGAATCGACGCAGCCGTGTCAGTCGAGGAACTGAAAGCACTTTGGGATACAGCTGTTGCCGAAGGATTTTCAAACCAAGTGTCGAAGCTAATCCAAAAGAGAAAAAAGGATGTTGAAAAATGAGCATTGACGAAAGAGTGCTAGAACTCGCACACACCGCTTTCGAGATCAGTCGCAAGATTACAGAGCCGGTTGATTTTCATAAGCGTTACAAGGCTGACGACCTCGAAGATCCACACGTTGCCCTTATCGACTGGGTGTATCAAACCGGCTCTGTCTTGTTTCGTGGTGGCAAACTTTGAGCAACTTGACCCCGCATGACGTTATCGAAAACCTGACCAGGATCTCCAAAGACATTGACAGCACCACGGACGATATTACTCGGCTTGATGAGGAAGCGGTTCGGGCCAGGGTCGCACAGAAAAAGGCATACGCGAGAGCGTTCTTGTCCGTCGAGGGTTCCATGGATATTCGTCGATATACGGCGGAGCTTGCCACCATTGACACCCTGTTGGAGTCAGAGCTTGCCGATCAGAAACATCGCGCCGCAGTCACTGCCATTCGAGCGCTAAGAGACCGGCTTGAGGTTGGGAGATCTCTTGGGCCACTTATTCGGTTAGAGTGGGGCCAATCGTAGGTTTTCGGTAATTCAGAAAAAGGGGAAATGACACACAGTATCCGCCTTGATAGGCGCTTCGCAATCATTGACGAATGGTTGCTTGACCTTCCAGTCTCCGACCGAGCCGTCAGGCTGTACGCGATCCTTGCCAGGTATGCGGACAATGAAACGCACAAGGCCTACCCATCCAGGGCCACCCTTGCGAAACGTCTCAACTGTTCACTCGCATCCGTCGACAGAGCCGCAGCAGAGCTTGTGAACCATCGGGCAATGAGCAAGAGGCTCCGGCTGAACAGCTCTATTGTCTACACGCTCCACACAGTCGCACCCGAGGGGGTCGTCACCAGTGAAGAGGGGGGGTCGTCACCAGTGACAAGGGGGGTCGTCACCAGTGAAGACCTAACTAGAACCACTCAACCAGAACCAAAGAATAAGAATATAAGCGCAACCGATATTGAATCCTTTGATAAATTCTGGGCAGCCTATCCCCGTCGGAAGGATAAGGGCCACGCACGTCAAGCGTTCCTGAAAGCGGTCAGGGTTACAGATCCCGATTTGATTATCAGGGCTGCTGAACAATTCCGGGATGCACCGAACCGTGTGGAAGAGTTCACCCCGTATCCGGCAACATGGTTGAATGGGGAACGGTGGGAAGACGAACACGACACGAAAACCTTTGGCGTGTTTGCTGAGGTTCCAGATGCTAGGGCGTGGGTGAAGGCGGAGCATGACCGTGGCGAACATTGGGAGTGCCGACCAGGAGAGTTCGGATGCAAATGATCTCCGGTCAGACGCCTGACAACGTTGTCTGCTTCACAATCCCCGGTGAACCGAAAAGCAAACAACGACCAAGAGTTACAGCTCGAGGAACATATACCCCGGCAGAAACAAAGGAAGCCGAACAGAGAGTTCAAGCAGCCTGGACAGAAACCGGTGCCGACCCGTTCGCCTTCCAAGTTATTGTTACGATTGACTTTTTCAACGGGAACAAAAGGCGCAGGGATCTCGACAACATGGCAAAACTTGTCCTCGACGCTTTGAACAAACACGCCTACGCAGACGACTTCCAGGTTGTCGGTTTGAATCTGAGGAAGATCTCCACAACGAAGGAACTTGCCAGAACAGAGATTCGACTGCACGAGGTTATAGAGTGGCCGTGTGAAACTGAAACAATTCGAACACTACCTGACACGCGATCTCGGTTGCGTTCACTGCGGGGAAACTGAAACCGTGGCACCGCATCACCGGCTCAACCGTGGAATGGGCGGGTCGAAGCTTCGTGACAACCCAGCGAACATTGTTGTGATGTGTTCGAAGATGAACGGGCTGATGGAGTCCGACGAAAAATATGCCAGCATGGGCAGACTGTACGGGTGGAAAATCAGGCCGTGGGAATCATCAACCGACACCCCGGTCTGGCATCAAGCCACCGGAAGCTGGCGTCTACTCCGCGACGACTTCACCTACGACACGCTGGTCGACCACGTCGTACCGTCAGAGCTTCGAGAATACTTTTGAGCAACTAGGCTAGAAACCAACGAAAGGGAAACAATGAGAAACAACGACAACTGGTGGGAAGAGTTCACCCCGGCAGCCAACGAATCAAACCGTGCCTATGTCGACCGGATGGTCCAGGTTGACGGGTATCACTTTGTCATGAAAGAGGTGACGAATATGGAACTGTTGACACTTGCCCAGGCGTATCAGATTGCAGGATTCCGTCACGGTTTCAAGCCAGGCGAATATGCAATTTTAGTTGTCCGGGACCTTATTTTTTGCGCTTACGGAACAGACTTCGAACAGATCAAGGCCCACAGTGCCTAACGTCTCCTGGGCCACCGAGTTGAACATTGACCTTCAGGCATTGGAGTCTGAGCGACCAACCGATTATCTGCAAAAGAAAATGACAGTGCTCCACTACCGGAGAGCGGAATTCTTCGCAAAATACACACGACTTATTGCGGAGAATCAAACCCTCCGGGCAGAAACAATTGTCTGGAATAGTTACGTCTTGGTGACACGCGCCGTCTGCAAACTTGCTGGTGAGGCCATTCCGGTCGGTATAGTAGCGCGAGAACCCAAACCCATGATTGAGGAAGCCGTGCCGAAAAACACTTGCGACCGTTGTGGATTTGTTTGGCACAGATCCCAGCCAAGATTTGTCGACGGCCTCTGCTCATCCTGCACCGCGCTTGACGGAAGAGTGTTAGCGCCTAGACGTTCAACCTGTCAACC